CGGCGCCGCGAAAGACGAAGAGCTCACGGCGTTCTACATGCAATCTTCCGGCTTGACCGAAACGCGACGCCGCGAGACGGATCATTACGAGGTCGTCCGCCGCATCATCACCGGCGCCGAAATCCTGGAAGAAGAAACCTGGCCGGGCTCGACCATCCCGATATGTCCCGTCTGGGGAGACGAAGTGTTCCTCGACGGGAAGCGTCATTTCCGGTCACTGATTCGCGATGCGCGCGACCCGCAGGCGATGTTCAATTTCTGGCGCTCGGCCACCACGGAATTGGTCGCGTTGGCGCCGCGTTCCCCGTGGGTCGGTCCAAAAGGATTCATCCCGGATGGCGACGAGGAAAGGTGGCGCACCGCCAACACTCGCTCGCACGCCTACCTCGAATACGAGGGAAACGTCGCGCCTACACGAACCCCATTTGCGGGCGTGCCCGCCGGGGCGCTCCAGGAAGCCCTGAACGCCGCCGACGACATGAAAGCGATCATCGGCATTTATGACGCCGCGCTTGGCGCCAGATCGAACGAAACTTCCGGCAAGGCGATCATGGCCAGGCAGCGCGAATCGGACATTGGAACGTTTCATTTCATCGACAATCTCTCTCGCGCGATCCGCTACGCGGGGCGCATCCTGGTGGAAATCATCCCGGCGCTTTATTCGACGAGAACCGTCATCCGAACGCTCGGGGAAGACATGAAGGAAAAAGTCATCTCTCTCGCCGGCGGAGAAGGTAGCGGAAAAATCTACGATCTCAGCGTCGGCAAATACGACGTGACCGTGAAGACGGGGCCGTCCTACTCGACGCAACGCGAGGAGACGCGCGAAACCTTGATCGAAATCATGCGCCAAGTGCCGGATTCAGCAGCCGTGCTCGGCGACGTGCTCATGGAGCACATGGACTTTCCAGGCGCCGCGACTGTCGCGAAACGCCTCAAGACGCTTCTCCCGCCGGCCGTGCAGCAGGCGGAAGCGGCTGAAACAGTCAAGGGATTGCCACCCGAAGCCCAGGCCCTCGCGCAGCAGGCGGACCAGGCGATCAAGTCGCTTCAGCAGCAGGTGCAGCAGCTGCAAAACGCGCCGGAATTGAAACGATTGGAAATCGAAAAAGCCAAGGCCGACAGCGACCGCGACATAGGATTGCGCCGCATCAAGCTCGAAGAGCGCAGGGCCGCTCTCGAAGAAGCCAAAGTGAGATTCAAAAACGAAATGGACGCCGTGGACATCGTTCGAGGCGCCATGTCCGGTTCCGCGTAGGCCGCGAGGCAGCGCGGGAAAAGCGCCGTCGCGAGACGCCGCCGGCCTAAACGCGGGGAGTAGAACCGGGATTGGCCCGGCCATCCCCCGCCAAGATGGAGAACGTCATGGATAACGACAACGACACTGCCGACCGCGAAGCGGTAGCAGAGAAAGAGAATGTCCCCGCGCGCGAACAGGCGGCGGAACCCGAGGAAAAGACCGAACCGACCGAAGCCGAAGCGCAACGCGCCGCCGGCGAGGAAGGCGAAGCGGAACAAGACGAGGCGCCGCCGGAAGAAGTCGAATTCGACTTCGGCGGCAACAAGCGCAAGTTTAGAAAAGACGCGACGGTCGGCGACATCTCCGAAGACATCGAGACTTTCGTCAAGGGCGTGTGGACCGACTATTCGACCAAGAGCAGCGCCGTCGCGGCGGAGCGGAAGTCCCTGGAAGCGCAACGCGCCGCAGTCCAGAAGATGCATTCGCTCTCCGAACAGACGCAGCAGGAATACGCAAACGGCCTTTATCTGAAGAACGAACTCGCGCGCTTGCAAAAGATCGACGCAAACGAGCTGTGGCGGACCGACCCGGACCGCGCGCGGCAGCTTTCCGACACGATCTCGCGCACGCTGGCCGAGTTCAATTCGAGCGTGAACAATCTCGCCGCCCTGGAACGAACCTCCGAAGCCGAACGCGCCAAGGAACTGGCGCACGTCGCCGAGGAAGGTCGCAGGGTCGTCATCGGCAAGATCAAGGATTTCGAGACCCACCTGCCGGCTCTCAAGGAATACGCCGCGAAGGAGTACGGCGTATCGCAGCGGGACGCCGACGCGTGGGCGCTCAATCCGGTCGCCGCCATCATGGCGTTCAAGGCGATGAAATACGATCAGATGATGGCCAAAGCCGCCACCGCGGCAAAACCAAAACCCGCGCCGATCGCCGCTCCGATCAAGCCGATGCCCGCCAAGGGAACGGCCGGAGCGTCGAAAGACCCAGCGCGCATGTCCGTCGCCGAAATGGCCAGGCACCTGGGATTGCCGGCGTAACCCGCAACATAGCGAGCGTCGCGACGACGCCCGCCATCCTCGAAAAGGAACGTCAAAATGGCAAACCGCACATTGACGGCCGACATCATCGCGAAAGCGGCGGTCGCCGTCCTCGACAACGAGCTGATCATGGCCCGGAAGGTGTTCCGCGGCTATGAGGAGGATTTCACCAAGAAGGTGAACGGATACGACGTGGGCGACACCATCTCGGTGCGCCGCCCGGCCGACTTCACGGTGCGCGACGGCGCCGTGGCCTCCGCGCAGGACGCGCAGGAAGGCAAGACGACGATGGTCGTCGACAAGCGCAAGGGCGTGGACTTCAAGTTCACGTCGCAACAGCTCACGTTGAACATCGCCGATTTGACGGATCGCGTCATCAAACCGGCGATGGTCCAGCTCGCGAACCAGATCGATGTTGATCTGCACGCGCTCTACAAGAACGTCCCGAACTACGTCGGGACGCCCGGACAGGCGATCAACTCGTTTTCCGACTTCACCAAAGCGCCGCAGCGCCTCGACGAAACGGGCGTCCCGCAGGACGACCGATGCGGCGTCCTGTGCCCGGAGGATCACTGGGCGCTGGTCGGGTCGCAGACCGCCCTCTACGTCGATACCATCGCCAAACCCGCGTACCGCAAGGGCACGATGGGCATGGTCGGCAATATCGATCTCTACATGACGCAGAACGTCGCGACGCATACCTGCGGGTCGGACATGTCCGGCACGGTCAACCAATCGGTCACCACCTCGACCATCACTTGGGCGTCCGTCCGGGATTCCAACCAGCAGACCATCACCACGTCGAGCATCAGCTTCAACGCCGGCGACGTGTTCACCATCGCCGACGTGTACGAGGTCAACCCGGTCACGAAAGTCTCGACCGGGGTCCTTAAGCAGTTCACTACGGTCTCGTACAGCTCCAACTCGCTGGTGTTCTCGCCGGCCATCATCTGGACCGGCGCGCACGCCACGGCCGCGATCACCAGCGGCGTGACCGATCTGAACACCAAAGCGATCACCGGAGTGGGCACGGCTTCGACCGCCTACCGCCAAAACATGGTGTTCCACAAGAACGCGTTCGCCCTGGTGACGGTGCCGCTCGTCGTGCCGCCGGGTGCGACGGACGTCGGCCGGGAAACCTACAAAGGAACCTCGGTTCGCGTCATCCCGGTCTACGACGGGATCAACGACGAAAGCCTGTGGCGCCTGGACGTTCTCTACGGCGTCAAGGCGATCGACCCGCGCCTCGCAACCCGCATCGCCGGAACGGCGTAAGCAGAAGGAGAAACGACAATGGCAGTCAAGTACGTCGACGACGGCGGCCCCGACGGCTCGGTGTTCGGGCAAAGCGCGTCGAAACTCATCGCGTTCTACAACGGAACGCCCGTCGCGCAGCGCACCGGCGCCGGCATGACGCAGCTCACCGTTACCTACACGGCGTCCAACGGCTTCGGATTCACCACGTCGGCGGCGATGGTCTCCATCGTCGCGCAGATCGAGGAAATCCGGGCCACCATCATGGCCCTCGGCCTGCACGGCTGAGGCCATGCGAAAACCCCGGCGCATCAACGTTCCCGTGACGGGGGCGATATCGCTGGAGGACGCGCGGAAGAATTGGGAGTTCTCGGCTCGCCTGGGACTTCCATACGCTCTTGGGGGCGCACCGGCGGCGGTCGAAAAATTGGCCGTCGTCGGATCGTCCCCGGGAGTGGATTTCGACGCGCTTCGGGAATGGTGGGGCGGCGACATATGGGCGTGCAACGGAACATGCCAACTCCTTTGGGAGCAAGGCATCCCATCGACGATGATAACCGTCGATCCGTTCAATTACGATTGCGACAAGGAAATCCCTGTCATATTCGGAGCGGCGAAAACCGCGCTCGTCGCGTCGCATTGCAACCCGAAAGTGTTCGAGTTTCTGATCGGAAACAAAGCCGACGTGCGGATATTCCACGTCGTCCCCTGGGAAAAAGAAGCCGTCAACGGCGGCCCGACCACGGCAACCCGGGCGCCCCTGCTGGCGCTCAGAAAAGGCTACAAGGAAATATCCTTCTTCGGTCTCGAAGGGTCCTATTCCGACAAATCGCATGCCTACAAGCACGCCGTCGGGCCGTGGCACGAATTGACCATCGAGGCCGGAGGCCGGCGCTTCAAAAGCTGCGTCGAATTGATGATGCAATCGCAAAACCTCGCCGCCCTCGTGCGCGCGTTCCCGGACACGTTCAAGGATCGAAGCGGCGGACTTTTTGGAGCGATGGTCGGACACTTCGATACATGGGAAGTCGTCGATATGTCGGAAGAACTGAAAGCCAGCGACACCCAGGAGGCGGCCTGACATGACGCTCCTCACCATCGCCCGCGCCATCGCCGACGAAGTTAACGTCATCCGTCCCGCGACGGTCATCGGCAACGAAAACCCGGAAATCCTGCGCCTGCTGCGCTACGCCAACAAAAGCGGCAACCGCATGATGAAAACGTACCCTTGGCAAACTCTCCGCAAGGAAGGCACGTTCACCGCGCTCGCCCAGGAAACGCAAACGTCGATCCTGCCGTCTAATTTCGACAGGTTCGTGCCAGAAACGTTTTGGGACCGCACCAACGATAAATTGATCGTCGGACCGATTGATTCGGTCGAGTGGAACTCGAAAAAAGCCGCCGGTTACTCGGGAACTCCGAGGTTCATCTATCGCGGCGACTCGGTCCTGGTCGTCCCCGCCTTCGCGGGAGGGGAAAGCCTCGCGTTCGAGTACGTCAGCAAAAACTGGTGTCAATCGTCGGGCGGAACGGCCCAATCCGCATGGGCGGCGGATACCGATACCGGCATCCTCGACGAGGAATTGCTGATCTATGCCGGGATTTTCGAGTACCTCGACAGCGAGGGACAGCCGAGCGGGAACGCCCTGGCGCAACTCAGGAATTACATGAAGATACTGACCAAAAACGATAGGCGGGTTTCCGGGATAATGGCCGCCGGCGACATATTTAGCAGCGGCGGACGCCACTTCGACGGAACGCCGACGGCGGAAAGCACGACGACGGTTTGACGCATGCAGTCTCTAGCGGAATTGCTTGACCCAACGATCAAGACACGAGGTTACGTGCTGCCGTTGGCCATGACGGAAAGCGGGAGATATGTGCCGGCGATCCCCGGTTCGCTCGTCGAAATCCTTTTGTCTTTCGACAAAGCGGGACGGATGGCGACAGGGGAAGCTCCGCTAGATGCGGGGAGCGTCGCTGACGCTGCGCTAGGTGCCGGCTTGCTCGGGTCTCCGATAGGGTTTGCCGCATCCCCGCGCGGCTCGCTCGGATCGTTCGGGGGAAAGGCAGGACCCTACATACCGAATACTCCGCCGAAAGACCTTCGGGATAGGTATTGGGGCGTTCTCTACGAAGCGTCCGGCGGGAAAGACCCGAGAAAAATCAAACTGACGGAGGACAGGCTGGGAAAAGCCAAAACGTTGCTTGCGGCCCAATTCTCCAATCGAAACGATGTTTTGGGGAATTCCGTAGAAACTCCACAGAGTCGAAAGGCTTTGGCGTTCGCAAGCGAGGCCATGCGAGGAGGGATAGACGATGTTCGCGTCAAATATCCAGACGGGCCGTTCGGTTCGGTTTATGTGCGCGTCGGAGATAAGGGAACGGCACGATTTTCCGATCACCCGCAACCGCTCGGGTGGACCGGGAACGAGTATGGACCTGTCGGTGGATTTTCCAAAACTATCGGGCGGCGACATCGCCCGGCCGCAATAAGCGTGGCACCGGGGGATTCGCCTTACGATGACGCGCTCGCATGGTTGAACAAAATGGTCTCGGGAAAGTAGCGAGCATGGCCGCGTCCCTCTCCAGGTCATCTTATCTCCCCGCTCCGGTCGGCGGCTGGAACGCAAGGGATGCCTTGGCCGACATGCCGGCGCTTCATGCCTCCATACTCGATAATTGGTTCCCGAGCACCGATAAGTTGTTCGTTCGGAGGGGGTCTTCGTCGCACGCGACGGGCATGAGCGGCGCCGTGGAAAGCCTGATACCGTACGTGGGCCTCACCGGGACCAACAAGCTGTTCGCCGCGAACGGAACTTCCGTTTACGATGTGACCAGCGCCGGCGCGGTCGGCGCGGCCGCGATCAGCGGGTTGACCAACGCGAGGTTCCAGCACATCCAAATGGCCACCTCGGCCGGGTCTTTCGTCAAGATATTCAACGGAGCGGATACGCCCAGGTATTACGACGGCTCAAGCTGGAGCAACACCGGAATAACGGGTCCGACGGTCGCCAATCTGATTTGGGGCAACGTGCACCAAAAGCGCCTTTGGGTCGGCGAAAAGGAAAAATTGAGCGCATGGTATCTCGCCGTCAATGCCATCGGCGGCGCCGCCACGGAATTCCTCCTGGGCGCGTTCGGGAGGGGATACCTGATGGCCATGGGAACATGGACGCAGGACTCCGGCGAAGGCATGGACGACCGCGCCGTGTTTCTGACCAGCGAGGGCGACGCCATCGTTTACGCCGGGACCGATCCGAGCAGCGCGTCCACTTGGGCGCTGCAAGGCGTCTACAAGATCGGTAAACCCATCGGGCGGCGTTGCATGATAAAAGCGGCGGGTGACTTGCTGATCCTCACCCAGGACGGCGCCGTGTTCGCGTCGAAAGCCTTCATTACCGACAGGGCGCAAACGGAATTGATTGCGCTCACCGCGCAAATAAACAAGCAATTCAGCGACGCGGTGCGCGATTACGGGTCGCTGTTCGGATGGGAACCGTTCATGTATCCCAGGGGTACGATGCTGATCTTGAACATCCCGCAAACGGCGACGACTTCGCACCAATACGTGTTCAATACCATCACCAAGGCCCCATGTAGGTTCAAGGGCCTCAACGCGCAGTGCTGGGCGACCATAAACGACAAGCCTTATTACGGCGGCAGCGACGGCAAGGTTTACGAAGCCGACACCGGAACCAGCGACAACGGATCGAACATAGAGGCGGACGCCCTGCAAGCGTTCAACGACTTCAGGATGAATGGCACTAACAAGGCGTTCAAGCGCGTGGAACCGATATTCGAGAGCGACGGAAATCCGAACGCCGCGCTCGATCTTTGCGTCGATTACGAGGTAAGAACCCCGACCGGAGTGACCAACGCGAATCCGGTTTCGTCGGCGCGGTGGGGCATCTCGAAATGGGGCATCGGAACTTGGGGCACCGCCGGGCAAATCTATCGCGGCTGGCGCGCGGTCAGGGGCATCGGAAGAACGGCGGCGCTGCGTATCCGCATCAATACCAATAGCGCGAGACCGGCCTGGGTCGCGACCAATTACCTTTACATTCCAGGGGGACAAAGATGAGCCTCGTCGATAATCTGATCGGCGGCCCGTCCGTCACGGGACCCGGGACTGTCGGGCCGTCCCCGGTCGGGCCTTCCGTGACCGGCCCCTCAACTTCCGGCCCGTCAACGACCGGACCGGGGATAGGGATAGGCCCGGGCACGGTCGGGGCCGCCGTCGGCGGCGCAATCGGCAGAGGCATAGCGTCGGTTGCTGGCGCGGCTCCGTTCGGTCCCATCGGGATAGCGGCCGGGCTGTTCGGGAACGTGCTCGGGTATTTTGCCGGGAACGCAATCGCGGCGCCGACTCCATTCGATCCCGCCATGGCGGTGGACGACCCCGCCACGTCTCACGGCATAGACGTTTCCAGCCCGACCGCGCCCACGGACGACCCAGGATCGGGAAACGCGCCGAGCGGCGTAGGTCCGGGGGGGGACCCCGGCGGCGCGGAAGGCGGCGGGCCAGGGTCTTCCGGAGACCCCGGAGATTCTGGCGGCCCGTGGCACAAAGGCGGCCGCGTCACGGACCACAAGCCGGGGCGGAAAAACAATCTCCGCATCACCGCGCAGGAAGGGGAATACGTCCTGAAAAGATCGGCCGTCGATTTGCTGGGGGCCGGCAACTTGAAAAAATTGAACATGGGGAATTTCGACCCGCAGGCCCTCGATATGGCGCTCAACCCGGAGCGCTACATAGGCAGCGACCTGGCCAAGTCGCTTCTCGCGGAACGCTGAACATGCCCAAGCTCGTATACGGCCGGGACAAAGACGTTGCCGAATGGGTCGCGGCGAGAATACCGCACGTAGGACGCGGCGGCTTCAGGGATTGCGCGGCGATAGGCGTCGTCACGGACGACGGCGACCCGATCGCCGGTCTCGTGTTCCATCAATATTGCCGCGGCTATGAGAACGTGCAGATGAGCATGGCATCGTCCAGCCCGATTTGGGCAAGACCGGAAATCGTCGCGTGGCTTCTCGCCTATCCGTTCCGGCAATTGAACGTGTGGATGGCCTACGTCCTCATTCCTTTATCGGACGCGAGAACGAGCGCGTTTTGCGAGCGCGTCGGGTTCGCAAAACCCGTGGTCATAGGACACGCATTCGGCAGGGACAAGCACGCGATCCAAAGACGAATGCTAAAGCCCGAATTCGAGCACAGATACGGAGGAAAAATAGATGGGCAGCAAGAGCAACGATCCCCCGCCGCAGCCTGACCCGGTCGCGACGGCCCGCGCGCAAGGCGCGGTCAACAAGGAAACCGCCATAGCCCAGGCGCAGATCAACCAGATCGCGCAGGAGACCCCTTACGGCTCTCTCAATTGGGAGCAGCGCGGCACGACGGCGGAAGGAACGCCTCAATACAAGGCGACGCAGACGTTCTCTCCGTCGCAGCAAATCCTGTTCGATCTCGCCAATCAGGCGGGCCAGAAATACGGGGAAACGGCCAACACCCAGCTCGATACGGTGCGCGGAAGACTGGCGCAGCCCTTCGATCTGTCCGGCATGGGAGCCGGCCCGACCGCGAACGAAGCGACCCGCATCGCCGTGCGCGACGCCATGCTGGCGAGAATGGAGCCGCAATTCGACCGCGATCGAGCCGCGCTCGAAACCAGCCTCGCCAACCAGGGATTTTCCGTCGGGTCGCAGGGCTACGACGACGCCATCGACGAATTGAACCGCGCGAGAACCGACGCGCGGCTTGCGGCGGACGTGCAAGCCGGGGGCGAAATGGCGCGCACGTTCGGACTGGAAAGCGCCGCGCGAGACAGAGCGATCAACGAAATCGTCATGCAACGCAACCAGCCCTTGAGCGAACTCGCCACGATGGTTTCCGGCGCCGCTCCGCAGGCCCCCCAGTTCGTCAATACTCCGGCAACGAGCATCGCCGCTCCGGACCTGATGGGCGCGACCTACGCCAGCTATTCCGGCGCGCAAAACGCCTACAACCAGAGAATGGCGCAGCGGAACGCCATGATGGGCGGCCTGTTCGGCCTCGGCGCCGCCGGCCTCGGGGGCTGGGGGTCGAGCGGGTTCGCCGGCTGGCTGACATGAGGAGGAGCTAGTCATGGCCACAGGACGCGGCGGGATGTTCGGATATCAGGGCCTCCCCGGCGAATACCTGATCGACCCGAGATTGTCCATGTCGCAACAACTCATGCGGCAGGGAATAGACACGTCCCCGGTGCAGCACTGGACGCAAGGGCTCGGCCGGTTGGCATCGGCCCTGATCGGCGGCTATCTCGCCAATCGCGCATCCCAGGACAACGCCGCCGCGAGCGAAGCCGTTGTCCGCGGCGCTTCCGCGCGGCCGTGGGTCAACCCGGACACCGGCGACAGAGCCGTTCCGGTTCCCGGCGTCAATTACGCGACCGGGGAAGGTTTCGACGGCGCGGCCGGCAACATGCGAACGGTCCCGACCGCCAAGGCCGGAGGCTACGAAGGCGCCTTGGCGGCGCTCTCCGATCTTCGCGGCAACCCATACGCCGGGAGACTCGCGCGCGATCTCATGACGCGGAAAATGGACATGGACATCGCCAGGGAAGAAACACTGGCGGATCGAGCAGCCGCGCTGGAAGCGGCGAAAGACCTTCGCATGTCGCCGCAGTGGCAGGGCGACCCAGATTTCGTGCGTCAATTCAAATTCGCCCAAACCCCGGAAGGCGGCTCGTTCCAGGGCGGCTATGAGGATTTTGTAGGACGGATCGCGTCTTCCAAACAAGGCCCGACCGCGCCCATCCAGAACTTCGGGTTCCGCGCCGATCTGGTGAAAGCCTACGGCGAGAACTCGGAACAGGTCCGACGGTTCGACAATTACGTGCGGCAAAACCCGTGGCTCAACCTGGGCGACGTGCACGGCCTTCCCGACCCCTCGCGACCCGGCCAGCTCTTGGGGCAGATTTCCACCGGCATCAAGCCGGAGCGTTCCATCGACGAAAAGGGCGAGCGCATCGTCATTGCGCCGGCCGTTCCCGGCGAAGGCAGGGGGACTCCGACTCAGGTCCCGGCCGGCGGCGTCAATCCGCCGTCTCCCATCGGCGGCGCGGCCCCGGCCGGCGGCGCTCCCACCATCGTCGATCTTCCCCCCGGCCGCAAGGAACGCGAAACCAAAGCCGAGGAAAAGGCACAAAAGAAAACCTACGGCGACGTCGTGACCGCCGATATAGACCGTTCCATGGCTCTGATAGAAAACGCAACCGTCCCGGTCACGGGTCTGGGGTCCGTCCTCTCTTTTATCCCGGGCACGGACGCGCACAACGTCGCTAGACTCACTGACACGATCAAAGCGAACGTCGGGTTTGATCGCCTTCAGGCCATGCGCGCGTCTTCGCCCACGGGGGGCGCTTTGGGTCAAGTGACGGACTTCGAGAACCGCCTGTTGCAGGCGACAATCGGCAATCTTGAACAGTCGCAATCCAAGGATCAGCTTCTTTATAACCTTAGACGCGTCAAGGACACATACCTTGACATCGTTCACGGCCCCGGCAACCGTCCGAAGGAAGGGAGCAACAAGCCGAAGATCGATCCGGGCTTGCTCAAATACATGACCCCGGAAGAGAAGGCTCTATTCCAGTGACGCCGGAACAAGCCATAGCTCTAGCCAACGCGCGCAAGCGGGCATCCGAAGCCGGGGATACGTCCTGGCTCAGGCAATTCGGGCGCAGGGCCGACGATGCAATCCGTTCCATCGCATCCGGCGCGACGTTCGGATTCGCCGATGAGTTGGCGGCCGGCGCCTCTACGTTGACCGGGCTGGGTCGCCAGGAAGGCGCCGGCGAGGACTTCGCATCGAACCTCGCGGCCGAACGAGCCAGGGACAAGGAAATCCCCGCCTATACGCGAATACCCGGCGAGGTCGTCGGCGGGATCGCCACTGGCGTCGGCGCCGGCCGCGCCGGGCTCACGCTCCTGAACGCAGCCAAACCGACGTATCCATCCATGATGGCGCGCGGCGCGCTGGAAGGGGCCGGCTACGGCGCCGCTTACGGCGCCGGGTCTGCCGAGGGAGATATTCAGGACCGCTTGGCCGGCGCCGCGCACGGCGCGACCATCGGCGCAGCCGCAGGCGGAGCCATGGGCGCTGTCGGCGCCAGGATGGCTCGCCCCAAGGCCCCGACCACGGAAGCCCTGAGAGCCCGGGCCGATAACGCCTACAAGGCGGCGAAAGACGCCGGCGTCGTGATCGGGCGCAATCGCTTCCTCGATTTGGTCGACGACATTGCGGCCACGGTCCAAAAAGAGGGGATCGACCGCACGCTTCACCCGAACGCTACGGCCGCCCTCGGTCGCTTAATGGAGGCCAAGGGCACTCGAATTTCGTTGGAGGAAGCCGAAACCCTGCGCCGAATTCTCAGGAACGCAGCCGCAAGCAAAAACCCAGGCGAAAGTCGCCTCGGCAATATCATGATAGACAAGCTCGATGATTTTGTGGATCGGCTCAACCCGTCGGACTTCTCGCTCATCGCCGGGGACAAGGCCGGCGTCGAATCCCTCCAATCCGCCAGAGGGCTCTGG